AATCTCCGCAAAGAAGTCTGTGCTTTCCAAGTATCCAAAGGTCACCGAGCTTGGTTTTCGGCTCACTAATTTCGCCTACCGCTGTGTCAGCGTCGAACTCGTCTTCGTGAACATTTTCCATACTACCACTACCAAAAAGTTCTTGAGCTTCTGCCAGGTCAAAACCCGTGAGCGTCACATCGTATCCGCTACGATCTAGGTCTTTGAGTAGGTTCGCTAGTAAGGTGTCATCCCATGCACCGCTGATTTTGTTGAGGGCGATGTTTAAGGCTTTCTCCTTTTGCTCGTCCAGGTCTACGATTACACAATCGACTTCCGTGTAGCCAAGGTCTTTCATTACCTTTAATCGCTGATGTCCACCGACCACTACTCCCGTCCTTTTGTTCCAAATGATAGGCTCAACATACCCGTAGGTTTCAATACTTCTTTTTAGTTTTTCGTATTCAGCGTCCCCTGGTTTCAAGTCCTTTCTTGGATTGTAGTCAGCAGGCTTGAGTGCATCTATATGTTTCTTTTCTATTACCATTGTTTCCTCCGTTTTTTGATATGAAAAAACCGCTTGGATTGTTCCAAACGGTTTTCGTGTTTATTCTTCTATATTTCTTACTTCGAGTATTCTATACTCTACTCCTAACGATGTCGTTATCTTATCCCCTTCGTTTTTCCCTCTCATGCATGCAAACATATCCGAGCAAGGATAGTAAAACTTTAATTCAACATCAAGGTTTAATACCTTTTTAGGTCTTGGCTTTATATTTTGCTGTTTCTCTATTAAATCATTATAGTATGTCCTAAACGCTGACGATGTCCAGTCGTACATACTAATATCAGGGAAACTTCTAGGGTTTGCTAAATAAATGTTTGAAAATGCTACCCATTGTTCTGCAAGCACCGTTTCCTTTTTGTCGATGCTTGGCAAAAGCATTGCAACCTTTACTAACGAATCTTGCGTTATTGCACTAGCCTTTTTATATTGTCGCATCGCCTCATTATAATCTTCGATTGCTTTTTCTAATCGTTTATCTACAACGCTATATTTAATTTCTTGTCGTTTGTCATATGAAATATCCCATGTTGAGTCATCCGAAGTTTGAAAATAATAAAGCCCAAATATAACATCCCAAAATACTGGTATCCCTATAATTACTTGTCCAGCAAGGTCAAATTTGAGAGCACATGCAATTATTAGTGCGATAATCGTTATAACAATACTTGCTATGCCTATCTTCTTTCGCGTTTCTTTTCTCTCGCAAAGGTGACCTTTCAGCTTGCGTTCAACTTCAGCCTCTTGTTCCTCATACCTTTTTAATAATTGTTCGGATAATCCAAAATCGCTTAATAATGGTTTTCTCATTTTAACAAGCCATCCTTACATATTTCTGCTTTTGAAATTCCAAAAAGTTCTTTAATCTTTGGTGATACCATGTCAATAAATTCTTGGCTACCTCGATAAAAAACCATCTTGTACGACTGTTCTTCAATATCATACCAAACTCTACCACGAGGCAATGTATCATACTGATATGAACTATATTTTCCGTTATGCTGATTCTTGGAAAGGTTACCCCATACATCTTTATGCTGTTTACTGTAGGTTATCAATGAGTCTTTGGAGTTGTAGTTATCTGGGTACTCTTCAATGTCATATATGATATCAAGGTTTAATAATGCTGAAACCCAAAACACACCGACTTTAATCATTTTACAATTTCCTGTCCAAAAATCTATCTTCTATTATACCAGGATTTTCAATTTTTTGCAATCTGTTTTGAGTTCCTATAGAATAATTATGCCCCTACCATTATAAACGCTATCGGTCTGTTTGTTTCGAATTGCCCTATCTAATGCCATTACCGTTGCCACAGCTCCGTCTATTCGTTCCGTGGACTTCTCTTTATCCATCTTTATGTTCCCCGCCGGGTCGGTCTTTACATACACGTTATCCATCATCCAACGAAGTGGAACATTTCCGCCGTGGGCAATCTTTTTCTCTAGCACTAGTTTCATTAGTTCTTTTGTAGGTGGGCTCATATCTTTGTAGCCTTGACCGAAAGGCACTACCGTGAAACCCATTCCTTCTAGGTTTTGCGTCATTTGAACTGCTCCCCATCTATCGAATGCAATTTCCTTTATGTTATACTTTTTACCAAGCTCTTCGATGAAGTTTTCTATATATCCATAGTGAATTACATTGCCCTCCGTTGCAAGCACCTGTTCTTTGACAAGCCAGGTATCGTATGGGACATGGTCACGTCGAACTCGCAAATCAATCGTATCTTCTGGTATCCAAAAATACGGAAGAATAATGTATTTTTCGTCTTCGTTTCTCGGTGGAAATACAAGCACGAATGCGGTTATATCGGTGCTTGACGAAAGGTCAAGACCACCATAGCACTCTCGCCCTTCTAGTTCCTTGGGGTCTACAGCAAAGTCGCATTTATCCCAGGCATCCATTGGCATCCACCTTACCGATTGCTTAACCCATTGATTGAGTCGCAACTGTCTGAACAAATTCTCTTCAGCAGGGTTCTCCTTTGCTGATTCGTATGCCGTGTGGAGTTTTTCTATATCTACCGTAATGCCTAGTGATGGGTTCGCTTTCTTCCAAACCTTAATATCTCCCCAATCGTCATCATCATCTGCACCGTATATTACGGGATAGAATGACTTGTCGTGTTTTCTTCCTTCTAGGATGTCTTTTGCTTTGCTATGAACTTCCCAGCATATGCTATTGCGGTCAGTTCCCGCAGTAGTTATCAAAAAGAAAAGGGGTTGTTTTCTTGCGTCGCCCGAACCATGTGTCATTACATCGAACAAGGCTCTGTTGGGTTGAGCGTGCAATTCATCAAACACGACCCCGTGAACGTTAAGGCCGTGCTTGGTGAACGACTCCGAAGACAAAACCTGGTAAAAAGAATTGAGTGGTGTATATACCAATCTCTTCTGGGACATTATCGGCTTGATTCTCTTTTTTAGTGCCGGGCATTGCTCCACCATTTGGCAAGCAACATCAAATACGATTGATGCTTGCTGTCTGTCAGCTGCACAACCATAAACTTCTGCACCCCACTCTCCATCACCTGCGAGTAGATAAAGTGCGACGGCAGCGGCAAGTTCACTTTTGCCTTGCTTTTTAGGAATTTCAATGTAGGCTGTATTGTATTGCCTATACCCGTTTGCCTTTACTGTTCCAAATACATCTGTGATGATTTCTTTTTGCCAGTCTATCAAATTGAAAGGCTTTCCGTGGAATTCGCCTTTCGTATGCTTGAGCATATTTATAAAGGTTACTGCTCTCTCGGCTAGTGTGGGGTTGAACAGTTTGCCATCTGCTCTTGTTATTATCTTGTTTTCCACACTCTCCTCCAAAATAAGAAAAGAGAACCGAAGTTCCCTTTTTTGTGTTTTAGTATTGTCCGTCTAGGTCTACAAGGTTCACATATTCCCTTATAATCTCTAGAGCTTCTTTATAACTTTGGCTGTTTTGCACCCGTTCCCACATGTTATTGTAGTCGGTTATTCGCCTTTGGCGTTGGAGTTCTCTTCTTACCATGCCCAGTATTGCGAATATGTTCCCCGATGGGCCTCTGCTTTGGAATTGAATCGTTGCTTTTTCCATAGTAAACCTCCTTTTTACAACAACAAAATACCGCAAACAGCGTGCAAAGTCCAGTACAAAAGCGTTAATTTTGCTGATATTTCTTTCGCATTTTGCCAATATGTCTTGATACCGTTGGCTGTTTTACTCCAACCATTGCAGCAATCTCTTTATGTGTGTGTCCCTGGCTTAATGCGTAGAGAATTTTCTTGTCAATCGGTGCTTGCTTGCTAACAAATTCCTTTACCTCTAATACCTCATCAATACAGGAAGACTCTCCCTCAATGGTATCGCCAAGGCAAAGTTCTTTTCCGTCTTCGTCATAGCCTATCGGCTCATTGAGCGAAACTTCATAAGGGACTTGTCTGTTTAGTTTACGTAGGTACATTAGCATCTCATTTCTAATGCACGAACTTGCAAAGGTGCTGAATTTTACGCCTTTGTCTGGGTCAAATTTGTTTGCTGCCTTTACCAGTCCTACCATTCCCTCCGATATAATATCTTCCTTATGGTTTATCGTAATCTGGTTCTTTGAGAGTTTATCGTACATGTGATACACAAGCCTTTGG